CAATTGACATTATCCGCAGCGCCGGCGCCTCCACCATCATTAGGGTAATATTGACCATTGCTAAATGGCTGATCATACTCAATAATTCCCTGTGCAGCATTATTAATATGTGTGTCCCTAACCTCGGCGTCGCCGGCGGTTAGCCATTGCTTGCGTCGTACTCCATTGTCTCTGTACTCCTCGTGAGTTGATCTATTAATTACCGCGCCTGTCTCAGTCCTCGCGATTATACGAGCGCGGGACGCATTAAATTTATACACATTATTAATACGATCGGCTAATTGATTAATAGTCTCTCCTTCTTTTAATCCTGTAGTTATTTCCTTCTTAATTAATTTATATGTATAGTTATTTAAATTTATATGTATAGTTATTTATATTCCTGATTTTATTAACCATTTCGTTAACGATCATTTCGTTAATCCTGGGCTCAATATGCGTGGATCCAATAGCGGCTAGTGCTAATTTGCTGCCGTCTAATGTAGCGTCCGTGTATATAGGCCTTAGTAATTCTGCTACTTTGTCTTTTCCTTCCAGTAGTATTTCCCGTATTTGATTTAACAATAATGCCTCGTCAATATTACTAGCTTTATTGTGTATAGTATTTAGAATTGTAATTAATTCTTTGGAAAAATATTTTCTTAATTTAGCTGTTATTAATTTTTCATATTTTCTATGTAATATCAAATATTTACGCCTATAATTACGAGCTGCTTTATTTAATGTTTCTTCTTTATTTATTATTTCTATTGCTTTGTCTAATTTATCATCATTATTTATTTGTTTTGATTGATCATCTAACGGTATCAATAGATCATCTACAGGTATAAGATTACTAGGCACTAGTCTCATATCACCTATTTCATCTGTAATTTCTTCCATTCCGAGGTTGAGTTTGTCATTAATTTCATTAATAGTGTATCCTAGATCTCGCAGATCTTTAGCTTGTTTCAGGATGGATTCGCGATTATCCTGCAGCTCTTTGACTTCGCTATAATCAAATTTCACAGTAAATCCAGGCAGATAGCGACGACATAAATGACTATTAATTTTTGCTTCGATTCGCCGCGCATTGGGAATCAGAGTATGTATCCATAATTGTCGCATGGCAGTGTCAGCTACTGCTCGATCTACTTGATCTGTCACATGGCAGTGTCAGCTACTGCTCGATCTACTTGATCTGTCACTCCAAATACTGATTTGTGGATGCCCAGCAATGCTAATATACGATCTCTAATATCTCGACGCGATTCCAGGTACTCCATTTCGCGCATTGTCTGGGTTAATTCCTGATATTTTATTCCCGCTGGCAAGCCTAATATTTTGTAAGCATTTGATTTGCCTTGGTGGAACTTGTTGAAATCATTAACTAATTTGGACATGGCATCAGACTGTATCATGCCTTTTTCGTCGATTAATACACCACCAATTTTCCCGTAGTTCTCGAAAAATTTGGTATTGTAGTCTCGCGCTGACTTATCATTGATTAATTCTTCTCTCACTACATCAACTGGACTAAGGCCTCGATCGCCGTCTGGATTGAGAAATTTGCAATAGATTAATTGCTCGTCAGGTATAATTATTTTGTTATTCCATTTCCAGCCGCCTTCTTTCCGGCGCGTCATTAATTTGGGATTGACAACTTCCAATATTATCGAGGGGTTATCTAAATTTATAAATAGCATAAATTCCCCGCGATAAAAATAATAAACTAACGCCTCGTACAGTAACTCATACATGGACATGTCTGGAGCAGGATTAGATACATCAAATCCCTTGACAGGATCCGTAATTAATGTATCTCCTTTGTACATGCGTAGAGGTAATTGCGCAATCGATTGGGCTAGTAGGGTTATTGATCTATTGATCACATAATTATTATTGTAACTATTTTTGATTTTTGTTGTGTCTAGCTCCACCCAATTGCTACCTATAATCCCCGCTAAGGTATCATTAATTGTTGATTTTTCTATTATTAAGTCTTCTAACTGCTTGATTTTATTTTCTAATTCTTCGTATTTACGCGATCGAAACATTATTAGTCTCCAGGTGTTATCAGTTGATAATTTATTGTTCTGCCGAGATGTGTATGTACTGCATAACGCATAGCCGCAATCAAATGATCCCAACCTTCTGCTGGTCTATTTTTTGGATTACCATTTTTATCTTCCGCCCACTTATAAGATCTCAATTCTTTAATCAGATTAACACTAGTAGATAATACATATAATTTTTGCGTTTTCACAGTATCTATAGATTTTCTAATACTATCAGGGCCTTTTATAGCTTCTAATGCATTTATACCAGCTCGCCACATTTCTTCAATTCGTTGTGGTTCTGCAGAATCACAATATATATTAGTAGTTATATTAATATTATCTTTCATCCATTTAATTAAATCACTATTAGTCATACCAGATTCGTATAATAATTCTTGCATATATATACCTGTATCTGTAAATCTACACTCTAATACAGCTGTTGGATCAGCATATCCAAAATCTACACCATACACAGTTTTTTCTGCTGATGGCAAACTATCTACTTCCTGCCAATTATCAAATATTAAATTTTCTAATACTCCCCAATCACCATTTACATATACTTTAATATAGTATGGATCTTTAATAGATAATAACATATCTATATATGACTGAGGCAAAAATGGATTACATAAATAATTTGATACTATTTCTTTCACATCATTTTTTTTATCCACTAATTCTGTTTTAACCCACGAAAAAGCGTCTACGGGATTCATCGCCATTATTAATTTGTTACCCAAATCACTAATTACTGGGGCAGATAATCGAGTTTTCAATATCATATAATCGTTATACGAAAATTCATTCACTTCTTCCATAAATATTATGTTAAACTCTGATGATTTAATGCGTTCGGGATCTTGCAAAGACGAAAACAAAACAAAACCATTAGTTGGTTTATATATTAATATATTATCTGATTTATTATAGTCACAAAATTTATAATAACCATAATCTTTAAATAAATCCAAAAATGTTTTTTGAGCAGTAATTTTTAATGCTGGCAAAGTCTTCCTAGTTATTAATATTTTCAAATTATATTCATTAGTTAATCTATATATTAAATACTGTATAACAGTATAACTCTTACTACTGCGTGCTCCTCCCCTATGTAATATTACTGGTTCTTTAGTATTTAATGTTTTTTCAAATAATTCAGTTACTTTTATTTTTTTCATTCCCAGTCACTGGCACAAATTGTATTGGCTCTGGCATATCTACATCGATATGTTGTTTTTGTGGTGCATCTAATCCTAATAATTTAGCCCGGCGCTCCTGTATGCGTATTAGTCTATCTATAGCTGCTACATCTCCTTGTAGTACTTTATTATAGATCGCTGCTTGCGCCTGATCCAATCTTTCCAACTCTAAATCTCTGTAAGTTTCCGCTAATTCTTTGCATTCTTCTCGTAATTCGTTCATGATTTCGCGCACATATGTAAAAGCAGAGGAATAAGATATACCTAATTGCGCACCAATACGGCGATACGATAATCCAGCTATTCGCAATTCATAAGCTTTTTTCATTAATTGTAATTTTTTTTGTGTATTACCTTTGTTATTTGCCATTTTATATCAACCACTTATCAATTTGCTTTTTTGTCCTGTATGTTTTTCCCACCGTTCGATAATTACATCAATATAATGTGGATCTAACTCCATCATATAACATCTACGACCAGTCTCTTCGCACGCTATCAATGTTGATCCAGATCCGCCAAATGGATCTAATATAATATCTCCTTGCTGTGAAGAGTTAATAATCATAGGTATTATCAGTGGTATAGGTTTTGTTGTCGGATGTAACTCATTTACTAAATCTCTGTCCACCTCTATTACATCTGTATTTATTTGTTGTAATAATTCTTCCAATATATTTATTAATTTATTTTTACTTAATTTTTTTAAATCTTTATTATTACTTAATATTGTACTATTATTATATGTACCATACCATTTATGTGCTGCTCCAGGTTTCCATCCGTATAATATGGGTTCGTAGTCATAATTGTAATCTTGTCGCGATAATACAAACTGCTGCTTAACCCAAATCAATAATTGTTTATAATTCATGTCCGTCTCAGCCAATGCTCTTAAAAAAGTATAAATAGTAGACGATCCACAACATATGTAAAAAGGTCCACCAGGTATTAAGTAATTGTAAATATTGGAAAAAGTATTATATAAAAAATCAAAAAAAGCTTGATCATCCATACTATCATTAATAATAGATCTATGTGTCACTCTTTTAATTTTTCCAGTTGGTGTATGCCTAACATGTGTATTATACGCTACATTATAAGGTGGATCAGTCCATACTAATTGTACTTTATCGTCCCCCATTAATATGTTGTATGCTGCTAGATCAGTAGCATCTCCACATAATAATCTAT